ATGATTATTGCTGGCGCTATTGGTCAAAGTGGTTGGTTTTTCACAGCTACAAGTGCTGAAGATGTTCGAAATGCTTTGCAAGATGTTACTGCATCAACAATACGCATTAAATTAAATAGCGGCGGTGGCGATGCTGATCATGGTATTGGAATTTATAACTATCTAAAAGATTTAGATAAGCATGTAATTGTGGAAGTAACTTCATTAGCTGCATCTGCTGCATCCGTTATAGCTATGGGGGCAGATGAGGTTATTATGCGTACTGGTTCTAGGATGATGATTCATGAAGCAGCTACATTCGCTTACGGAACTAAGCAAGATATTAAGAAAACGCTTAATGCTCTTGAAACTTATGATGAGTCTATCGTTTCTATTTACCAGGAGAAAACAGGTAAGACACGCGATGAAATTGCTGAATTAGTTGAAAATGAAACTTGGATGACAGCTGAAGAAGCAGTTGAAAAAGGATTTGCTGATAAGCTTGAATCTAAAAAACAAGATGATACTCAAGAAGGCATTACTGATGAGCAGCTGCAACAAATTATAAATACGGTTACTGTTTCTGTCACTAATCAGTTAAAACAATCAAATAACAATCCATCAAATGAACCTAAGCAACCTGTACATACACAGGTAAAGCGTAAAGGGTTCATTTTTTAATTGTTTAAAATCGGAGGAATGAAAGAATGACTATTAAATTAAACAATCATACAGAAGCTTACGAAAATGCAAGAAAGAACTATGCGGAAGTAGTGAAAAATGAAAATTCCACACCAGAGCAAATTGAAACTGCTTGGAATGAGATGCAAGGAGAATTAGTTAACTCTTTGAAAACTCAAATCACTGAACAAATCAATATTGATAATGCAGATCGTAGTGTATTGGTTGCTCGCGGAGCTAATGTACTAACGTCAAAAGAAATGAAATTTTTCAATGAAGTTGTACAGTCTGACGGCTTCACGTCTGAGGTAATTCTACCTGAAACAACTGTTGACCGTATTTTTGAAGATTTAACGACAGATCATCCTTTACTTTCTGAAATTAATTTAAGAAATGCAGGCTTGCTAACTCGTATTATTAAATCAGAAGCAGAAGGCGCTGCTGTATGGGGTAAAGTTTTTGGTGAAATCAAGGGTCAGTTAGATGCAGCGTTTAAAGAAGAAAATATTACTCAATCAAAACTAACAGCATTTGTTGTACTTCCAAAAGACCTTGAAAAATTCGGTCCAGCATGGGTTGAGGCTTATGTTCGTGCTCAAATCGTAGAAACATTTGCAGTTGCATTAGAAAAAGCATTCATTAATGGTGCTGGCCCAGTTAAGGATGAGCCTATTGGTTTAATTCGTGATTTAGAAGCACCCGTTGATCAAACAAATGGTCACGCTAAGAAGTCTGTTGAAGGCACATTAACTTTTGCTGATTCAAAAACAACAGTTAAAGAGTTATCAGGTGTCATGAAGTATCTCTCAACAAAATCAAATGGAAAAGCGGTTAATGTTTCTGGAAAGGTAGTACTAGTTGTCAATCCAGTAGATTCTTGGGATGTAAAAGCACTTTATACATTCCTTAATGCAAATGGAGTTTATGTGACTGCATTGCCATTTAATTTACGTATTGCAGAATCAGTGTTCCAAACACAAGGTGAACTATTAGCATTTGTTAATGACCGTTACGATGCATATACAGGTGGTGGTGTAGAAGTTAAAAAGTATGACCAAACATTAGCTTTAGATGATTGCAATCTGTATACAGCTAAGCAATTTGCATTTGGTAAAGCGGATGATAATAAAGCGGCAGCTATCTACACATTAGCTGTAACAGAAACAGAACCTGCTGGAGCATAACGAGGTGATGTGATTGGAAATCACAGCGGAAGTATTAACGCAATTCAAAGAGAGAATGCACTTTGGAGATTATGAAGATAGCAACCTAGAACGTATTCTCTCTACTTCTGTAAAAGCTTTAATTAGATCGTGTGGGGACTATGACATCAATCAAGATGAAGAATTTAAAGAGCTCGTTTTCGAACGTGCTCGTTACGTATACAATGATGCATTAGAGTATTTTAATGATAATTTCTTGACTGAAATTAATAGTCTAAAGATCGCTAAAGCGTTAGACGAAATAGAGCTAGAAGAGGATGGTTCAGATGCATCCATTTAAATATAAACCGCCAAGGATTCACACTGGTGAACTAAGAACACGAGTTACTTTTTATGTGTATGCGAAAAATGATGGACCACTACCAGGAGGAAAGCCTAAATCCATATTGTACGAAACATGGGCGAAAATTGACCAGGTGTGGTCAAAGGATATAGAAATGGCCAAAGCTAATGGAACACTCTCAGATTTAACTATTTCTATTAGAGATCCAAGGAGCGCTTTTTCTCCTACAAATAAACACTATGTACAGGTTCATACACCTGAGCATGAAAAGTTAGTATTTAATATTAGACAAACCATTCCTGATATACAGAATCGTGATTTTATTAAGATTATAGCTGAGGTGTCAGCATGAGCGTTCAAATTAAAGGTATGGAGAAACTGTTGGCTGATTTAGAAAAGCGTTTTGGAGAAGAAAAGGTACGTAAGATTAGTGATCAAGCATTAAAAGATGGAGCAAAGGTTTTCGTTAACGAATTAAAGAACCAGTTTGAATCTTTTAAAGATACCGGAGCCTCTATTGATGAAATTAAAATTTCAAGACCAGTGTACGTTAAGGGTGTACGCACAATTAAAATACACTGGCGAGGGCCTAAAGAACGTTACCGCATTATACACCTTAATGAGTGGGGGACTGTTCAAAATCCTAGGCCTAAAGGTAAGGGAGCTATCGCTAGGGCTTTGCGTAATGCAGAGAATGCTTTCCATGCAGCAGTAAAAGAAGCTGTAAGGAGAGGGATTTAATGAAGTGGAAAATCTATAATACTTTAAATAATAACCCTCTTATTCAAGAAAAGTCATGTGATATTAAGTTTTATGAGTATCCAGACTTAGATGAATTTGAGGGTATTTATATTGTCATCGATGCAATTGACACACCTTTACCTACTGATTTTGCAGATAACAAATGGCTTGCAGAAGAGTATTTTTATCAAATTGAAGTATGGTCATTAGATATGGATCTTACAGAAAATATTGCAAGAGAAGTACGAAAAGTCTTATATGAAGAATTAAGTTTTGGTCAATATGGTACGGGCCTTGATGAATGGGATAAAGACACAGGTATCTATCGAGACGCTAGACGTTATCGAGGGAAAAATTATTTGATGTAATGGAGGTAATTAATAATGGCAGAAACAAAAAGCTATAAATCATCAACAGGTGTAGATTCATTCTACTATGGTATTCTGGGAGCTGATGATGTTGCATTAAGTGTTGAACATGTAATGTTTTTACAAGAGATTGGTGTAGAAATGCCTCAAGAAATCACAAAAGCTTCTGGTGATAACAAAACAGCAGAAATGGCCGTATCAGCGGGTGACATTACTGTTACAGGTAAGTTCCATAAACTCCCTACAGAGGACAAACAAAAGATTTTAGGACTAGAAGTTGTAGATGGACTTACAGCAATGGGTAGTTCAGATACGCCACCATACTTAGCTGCTGTATTTGCTAAGACGTATGAAGATGGTTCTCGTGAATATGTCGGTCTACCAAAAGGTATTTTCACTCGTCCTAAAATTGAAGGTAAATCAAAAGAAGAAGGTAAAGTAGAGTTCTCTTCTGATGAAATTGAAGGTCAATTCATGGATCGTAAAGTGACTGGATTCACTGAAGAAAAGTCAGCAATTTTTGGTGTGGACAAAAAGGGAGAAACAACAAATCGAGATGCTATCTTTATGAAGGTTTTTGGTAAAGCATTCCCTACGGGTACAACAGAACCTGAAGGAGTGTAATAAATGACTAAACACGTAAAATATGTAGCTATTAAAGATTTTAAAGACTTAAAGGACAGTGACAAAATTTACACTGAGGGAGATATTTACCCTCGTCCTGAAAGTAAAAAACCTACAAAAAAAAGATTAAATGAGTTATTAGGTAACGCAAATAAACAAGGTAGACCGGTAATTAAAGAGGTACCACTAACAAAAGATGAAATTGAAGAATTAGAAGAACAAGAATTAGACGAGCAGGAGTAGGCGAAAGCCTGCTCCTTTATTTAATTAAATTTAAATACAGAAGGGAATTAA